CATTGATAAATGGTTCAAACAGTATTGTTATGAGGGATGACATCCCCCCTTAGAAAGACAATAGGAAGAATATGGAAAGACCGAAGGGGCACCCTTCGAAGAACACACAGGTCACACGCATGAGCCCCCTACCATAAAAAGAGGTGATATATGTGGCAAGTAAGAAGGAGATAACAAGAGATGAACGAATTAAAAAAGAGGAACAGCGGCTTAAAAGGATTTATAAAAATATAGACAAAGATAACAAGGCAATTATAGAGGGGTTAATTCAACGTGCTGCATATATGCGTGTCACCCTTGAAGATTGGGAAAAAGACATCATGGAAAATGGATATTACGAAATGTTCACCCAATCTGAAAAAACAGACCCGTATGAAAGAGAGCGTCCGGTCGCTAGATTATATAATACCATGAACAAAAATTACCAAAGTTTAATCAAGCAGCTTAGCGACCTTGTACCAAAGGAAGCCCCAGCGAAAGGGGTGGAGGATGATGGCTTTACAGACTTTATTAATTCTCGAACCGACTAAATATCCACGTACCGACCCTGACATTATATATGGGAAAATTAAACCTGAGATAAGCAAGAAAGGTTTTAGAAAATATCCCAAAGACTATAACCCTATACTAGAATATTGGGAACAAATACAAAATGACCAAGTGTTGGTAAGCAAAAAAGTGTACCAGCAGTATGAAGAGATTGTAAGATGGATAAATGAAAACGGTTATAAAGAATGGTTTTATTCCCCCGCCAGAGCAAACCACATAATAGAGTTTGCTGAAAACTTCTGCTGCCATAGCAAGGGGAAGCTGGCGGGGAAGAAAGTTGTCCTTGAATTATGGGAAAAAGCCTATCTTGCAAGTGTATATGGCTTTATTGACATTGAAGGAAATCGAAAACATCAAAAAGTTGTTTTGGTTGTCGGAAAAAAGAATGGGAAATCCTTACTAGACTCTATCATGGGGTTATACGGACTTGTCGGAGACGGCGAGGGCGGCCCCGAGATATACGCAGTGGCTACTAAGCGTGATCAGGCTAAAATCGTATGGCAAGAAGCTAAGAGAATGGTACAGAAATCACCTGCTCTTAGAAAAAGGATAAGAACGCTGACATATGATATATTTTCTGATTTTAATGATGGAGTGTTTAAGGCATTGGCCTCTGATGCAGATAGTTTAGACGGGTTAAATATCCATGTAGTAATCATGGACGAGTGGCATCAGTGGAAGAATGGCAGAGCCTTGTATAACATTATGGCCGACGGTATTACGGCCAGAGAACAACCGTTAATCATAATGACATCCACAGCTGGAACAATCCGCGAAGATATATTTGACGAGATATATGAAGAAGCAGAAATCCAATTCAATAACATGAAACTAGAAAACGAGGTTGATGATAGAACCTTGTTTTTTATTTATGAATTAGATAAAAAATCTGAATGGCGAGATGCAAATAATTGGATAAAAGCAAACCCCGGCATTGGCACAATAAAGAAACTAAGAGCATTGCAGGACAAAGCCAAAAGAGTAGCAGACAATTTAAGGTTAGAAAAGAATTTTGTATGTAAAGAATTTAATATTCGTGAAACCAGTTCAGAATCATGGTTAACATTCGATCAGTTAAATAATACAGCTACATTTGATATTAAGGAATTGAAACCTCGTTATGGAGTGGTAGGACTTGACCTTGGAGCAACTACAGATTTAACGTGTGCAACAGTAATATTTAGAGTGCCAAATGATGAAATTTTATACGTTAAGCAAATGTATTGGCTTCCTGCTGACATATTTGAAAAGCGAATTAAAGAAGATAAGATACCTTACGATGTATGGTTAGAGCAAGGTCTAATGAGGGTAAGCGAAGGACATAAAGTAAATTACAAAGACGTTACAAAATGGCTGTTAGAAGTACAAAACGAGCTTGATATTTATATATTTAAGATAGGTTATGACAATTGGAGTTCAACATATTTAGTTGATGAATTAAAACAAAACTTCGGCGAATATGTAACAGAAGCGGTTATTCAAGGTGCTAAGACATTTTCAAGTCCAATGAAGAGGTTTGAAGCTGACTTAGAAGCAAAGAAAATTAACTATAATAATTCGCCTATTCTGAAATGGAACTTGTCAAATGCGGCTATTGTTACAGATAGAAATGATAACATAGCTTTGGTTAAAACAAGTAATTCAAAAAGAAGGATAGACGGTGTGGCATCATTACTTGATGCATTTATTGTTTATGAAAATCACTATGAAGAGTATATTAATTTAATTTAAGGAGGTGATAAGGCTTGGGCTTTTTTGATAGATTTAGAAACCGGACCGTGACAAAGTATAAAATGGTTACGGATGAGGGCGGCGGTTTTTACGCATGGAACGGGAAACTGTATCAAAGCGATATTGTAAGAAGTGCAATAAGGCCAAAAGTCCGGGCGATAGGAAAAACAGTCGGCAAGCATATACGGGAATCGATAAAGCCTGATGGGGCGAAGGATATAAAAGTTAATCCAGAGCCGTACATCAGGTTTTTGCTTGAAGAACCGAACCCGTATATGACCGGGCAGATGCTACAGGAGAAACTTACAACACAGCTTGAACTTAATAACAATGCATTTGCTTATATTAATCGGGATGAAAACGGCTATCCAATGGAGATATACCCTATAACGGCTACGGCATGTGAGGCACTCCAAAACAACCAAGGAGAAACATTTTTGAAGTTTACGCTCAGAACTGGGCGGGATGTAACCTTCCGGTACACGGACATAATCCACCTGCGAAAAGACTTCAACGACAATGAGATATTCGGGGATTCTCCAGCGCAGGCGTTGGCGCCGCTGATGGAGATTGTCAACACCACGGACCAGGGTATTGTAAAGGCAATAAAAAACTCAAACATCATCAAGTGGCTGTTGAAATTCAATCAAACTTTGCGACCGGAGGACATCAAGAAGCAGACCAAGGATTTTGTCAACAGCTATCTCAATATCGAGAGCGACACAGTCGGGGCGGCTGCGACAGATGCCAAGGTTGATGCGACACAGGTTGAACCAAAAGACTACGTCCCGAATGCATCACAAATGGACAAGACAACACAGCGGATTTACAGCTTTTTCAACACCAACGACAAAATCGTTCAAGGAAAATACAGCGAAGATGATTGGATATCGTACTACGAAGCATCCGTTGAACCCGATGTTATTCAGCTGAGTGGAGAATACACACGGAAACTATTTTCAAGACGCGAACGAGGATTCGGAAACAAGATAATCTTTGAAAGCTCTAACTTGAACTTTGCGAGTATGGAAACGAAGCTGAAACTTGTCCAATATGTTGACCGTGGAATAATGAACCCGAACGAAGTCAGAGCGATTCTGAACATGGCACCACGCGAGGGCGGCGATACTTACGTTCTAAGGAAAGACACAGGGCAGATAGGGAAAGGAAGTGATGAAGAATGAAGGTGAAAATCAAGGGGCCAATCATAAGCAATAGCGATGCCTGGATATATGAGTATTTTGGCATCGAAGCCACAAGCCCGAGCATGGTTGACAAGGTGATAGAAAAAGCCAATGGTGAGGATTTGGAAGTTGAAATCAACTCCGGCGGCGGGAGCGTATTCGCCGGGAGCGAAATTTACACGGCGCTGAAATCCTACAAGGGGAATGTGACCGTGAAGATTGTTGGGCTGGCAGCAAGCGCAGCGTCTGTTATTGCAATGGCGGGGAAAAAGGTAACGATGTCACCGACGGCTCAAATGATGATACACAATGTAAGTTCACGGGCTGAGGGCGACTACCGAGAAATGGAGCACACCGCTGAAATCCTAAAAAACGCCAATAACACAATCGCAAATGCTTATAGACTAAAAACAGGGAAAGAACAAGACGAGTTGCTGTCACTCATGAACAAAGAAACATGGATGACAGCACAAAAGGCAAAAGAACTTGGTTTCATTGATGAAGTCATGTTCGAGGATATACAACTTGCGGCGAGCACTTCATATTCTGGCTTATTGCCGCCGGAAGTAATAAACAAAATGCGTAACACGGTTAAGAATCCGGTTCAAAACGAATCGGATATTTTAATATCAAAATTAAAATTTTTAAAACTGAAAGGAGAAAAAGAAGATGTTTAGAGAAAAATACCTCAAACAGAGGAACGCCCTCTTAAAAGAGATAGAGAATCTTATTGCGGAGGGCAAAACCGAAGATGCCGATGCTAAGATGAAAGAAGTTGAAGCATTGGATGAAAAGTGGGAAAACACCAAAAAGGCAACCGCAAACTTGACTGCATTGAAGGGCAGCACAAAAGTTACGGACATTGAAAACAGATCCGTTGACGTTGGAGATGCCAAAGTGATTGACACCATTCAAAAGCCTGTACCCGTGAATGATGACAAGATGTATGAAACCGCATGGGCTAAGACTATGCAGGGCAAAAAGCTTGACGCAAACGAGCAGGCGGTTTTTGACAAGGTAAACGCTGAATTCAGAAACGTATACACCCATGATACAGGCAATACCCCGACTTTAATTCCTCAAACCGTTGTAGCTGGAATTTGGAGTAGGGCAACCGAGATGTATCCCTTGTTAGCGGATGTTAAGAAGTACAATGTTAAAGGTACGCTGGTAATTAATAAGCACACCGCAATAGCAGCAGGTGACGCAGCTTGGTACGATGAGTCCACATCTACAGCAGACGAAAAGAATACATTTGGTCAGTTGACATTGACAGGTTGCGAACTGTCAAAGGCTATCACCGTAACATGGAAGCTTAGAAGCATGGCTACCGAGGAATTTATCCCTTATATCAAGAATGAGCTTGGCGAAAGAGTTGGGGTTGCTCTCGGTACCGCAATCGCACGGGGCAAAGGCAAGCCGGGTGAAGGACAAACGTTTAAACCGGAGCCTTTGGGAATCGAAACTGCATTACTTGCAGAGGACAACACCCCACAGGTGGTAACATATAATCCCAATGCTTCTACTCCCGACCCATTGGCATACGAAGACTTCACCGCGGCGATAGGGAAAATCCATTCGTCTTACTTGGCGGGTACCGCAATCTATGCAAATAATGGTACCATCTGGGGACAGCTTGCCA